GTATACAGTGCAAATAAAAGATCTAGACGGCCAATTATGTAATTGGCAACTAAATGGAGGGATAGCTCATGGCAGCCGTAAAAATAAATCTTCCTTGCATCTCTCAGCCAGAGAACTAATACATAGTATGTTCCCGACCATGCAGGTGCTTGAAGAAGTTCCTGTACCTCTAAGAAGATCAGAAATTTTGTATTTTGATTTTTTTATTCCTCTGCTAAAAAGAACTATAGAGGTCCATGGTGAACAACATTATAAGTTTGTACCCTTTTATCACAATAATATGATGGGATTTATTAGACATAAAAGAAGAGATCAAGACAAAAAAGAATGGTGTTTATTGAATAATATCTCTTATATTGAGCTTCCATTTGATGAGAATATAGAACAGTGGACATTAAGGATAACTAATGAGCAATAAAACAGCAAAAGAAGAACTTCAAGACTGGGATAATTTATTAGATGAATATGAATCTGGAATAGGTCTTCCTAGATATATCAGCTCTGCTCTACCAGAAACAGAACTTAATTCATATTTAACTATGAGTAGAGATGAATTAGAAAAACTCACCCCAGAAGATTGCGGTCAAATATCATATAGATTATCTCAATTCTCTTTTCATATCCAGAGAACTATAAATAGAGAGATAGCAAGAAATAATTGGGCAGAAAATACTATTAAAATTCTTATCGCTGATGAAATAAACAATTATAAGGGATACGGATATATAGAAAAAGCTAATCAAGCCATCAAACATAATGAAAAAGCCCAGGCACTTTACAAAATAAAAACATATTCTGGACAAAGAACTGACAGACTATCTTATATAGCTAATTCTATTAAAAATCTTTCTGACATCTTAATATCTATTCAAAAAACAAAAATGGTGAAACATGGATAATCTTAATCCCGAGCAAATTCAAGGAATGATAGAATTATTACAAAAAATGCTTGTATCACAAAGCCCGAACACCGGCGAAACAGAAAAAAAACAAAATAAAACAAGTAAGCCTAGGAGACAAACCAAAAATAAAACACAGCCCCAAAAAAAGAATCAAAGAGAAAATAGATTCGATTCTATGCTTGAGGCAAATATGCATAAAGAAGATATAGCCATAGATAAAAAATTAATAACACAAGCTGCTACACCCAGAACTAGAAAATTCAATTTTGTTAAGGTTTCTTGTAGAGTTTGCGGAAAATCAGAAGAGGTTAATCCTTCATTGATTAGAGACTCACTGGATAGGTACAGATGTAACAAATGTTGTACAGGAGCAGGACGATGATGATACTAAGTGATTCTGCCGCAGAAAGAGCTGTATTGTCTGGTATTTGTAGCTATGGAGAGGAATCTTATCTTGATATAGCTGATATTATTCAAGATACTACATTTACAATAGATAGCAATACTATCATATTCAAGTGTTTGAAAACTATCTGTGAGAGAGAGCAAAAACCAAGCATTGATATTGCTACTATATTCTCAGTAGCAGAAGAGCTGGGCTTTTCCCATATACTATCTAAAAAAGAAGAGGCCCAACATCTTAAGGCTATTATAGATTTTCCAGTAAATAAAGAAAATGTAAGAAAATTTGCTGCAAAAATAAGAAAGCTAGAAATAGCAAGATTATTAAGAAAACAACTAGAATTAGCTCAAGAAAAAATATTAGATGTAAATGGAAGCGAGTCGATAGGTTCAATTTTAGGAATAGCAGAAGATACCGTATTTAATTTTACGAATCTTCTTAATGATGGAGATAATAATCCATCTTCATTTGGTCATAATTTAGACGAATATCTCAAGCACTTAGAAGAAAACAAAATAGATCAAGTGGGTATTCCTACAGGATTTCCTGTATATGATAAATCTATTGGAGGTGGATTAAGAAAAGGTACAGTTAATATTATAGCGGCTAGACCAAAGGTTGGCAAAACACTTCTTTCAGACAATATAGGTTTTAATGTTGCTCAGTTGGGTATACCTACTTTAAATATGGATACCGAAATGAATAAAGAAGATCATATTCATAGAACATTAGCTATGATGAGTGAAGTGGATATTTCAAATATTGAAACAGGCAAATTTGCAGAAACTCCAGACAAAAAAGGTAAAGTACAACAAGCTGCAACTAAACTAAAACAGCTTAAAATGTTTCATAAAAGTATTGCGGGTAAACCATTCGAAGATCAATTAGCAATTATGAGAAGATGGATAGTAAAAGAGGTTGGATTGAACGACGATGGCTCGGCTAAAGATTGTGTTATATTTTATGATTATCTTAAACTTATGGATACATCAGGAATGACACAAGACCTGAAAGAATATCAGGTGTTAGGATTTATGATGACTAGCTTGCATAATTTTGCTGTAAGGTATAAAGTTCCGATAGTAGCATTTATGCAATTAAATAGAGATGGTATTACAAAAGAAAGCACCGACACTGCTAGTGGTTCTGACAGAATTATTTGGCTGTGTAGTAATTTTAGTATCTTCAAAAGAAAGAGTCCCGAAGAAATAGCGGAGGATGGTCCTGATAATGGAAATAGAAAATTAATACCACTTATCAGCAGACACGGAGGAGGACTTGACGATAATGACTATATCAATTGCTATATGAAGGGATGGTGTGCTAAAATAACAGAAGGCAGAACTAGACTGGAAATATTAAATAATAAAGGCGGAACATCCGATGGCTTTATTGTCAATGATGAAAATGACCCAGAAATCCCATTTGAATAATGATCAAGCCAAACTAAAAATAGTATGCGATAATGTTTGTGATGATATTTATGTTTTGCTAGACTCTTTTGGTTTGGAATATAGATCCAATAATAAGATGGTATCCATGTCTTGTCCAATTCACGGGGGAGATAATATATCTGCTGTAAATCTTTATCCAGAAGGAGACAGATATAGAGGCAACTGGAAATGTAGAACTCATGGATGTGAACAAATATTTAAATCTTCTATTATAGGATTTGTTAGAGGAATACTTTCTCGTCAAAAATACGGGTGGTCTCAAGAAGGGGATAAAACCTGCACTTTTAACGATGCTCTTGATTTTTGTTTAAAGTTTATTGATAAAGACATTAAAAATATACATATATCTAAAGCAGACAGAGATAAAAGAACATTTTCTAATACAGTCAATTACTTATCTAACACTACTAAGACTAGTGTAGAAAAAATAAAACAATTTCCAACAAGAGACCAAGCTAGAAAATATTTGACTAGACCTGCATCTTACTATATTAGTAGGGGATATTCTTTAAATATTTTAGATAAGTATGATATTGGGCTATGTAATAATCCTAATAAAGAAATGTATAATAGAATAGTTGTTCCTATCTATAATAATGATTATACTCATATGATTGGCTGTACTGGTAGAAGTATAAATGAAAAATGTTCAGAATGTCTTTCATATCATGATCCAAATATAAAATGTCCACCAGAAGAAAAAAGATGGGTATATTCTAAATGGAAACATAGTGCAAACTTTAAGAGTCAAAACTCATTATATAATTTTTGGTTTGCTAAAAACCATATTATGAGCAGTACTAGTGTGATTATTGTTGAAAGCCCCGGAAATGTTTGGAGACTGGAAGAGAGCGGAATACACAACAGCGTATGCATATATGGGTCTTCATTAAGCGATAAGCAAAAAATAATGCTTGATTCGTCTGGAGCTATGACTATTATTATTTTAGCCGATAATGACGAAGCTGGTAAAAAACTTATCGAACAAATTAAATCAAAATGTCAAAATACTTATCGTATTTTTGTACCAACAATAAGTAAACCAGACATAGGCGAAATGACAACGGAAGAAATTAATACTGATATAAAACCATATCTAGAAAGAATAGTATGAGTAAAATTATTGCATTTTCTGGAAGAAAACAGTCCGGGAAAACCACAGGAGCAGAATATATATTATCATTATTTCCCAAAGAATTTTGTAAAATCTATAATTTTGCTGATCCGTTAAAACAAGATATTTGTATTAATATTCTCGGTTTAACATATGAGCAATGTTATGGAGACGACGATATTAAAAATAGTTTAACAGATATAAGGTGGGAAGATATGCCAGGTGTGATATGTCCACCAACTTATGTCTCCTGCGGAGCTTTCGAGGATACTAATTATAACGATATTAATCTAAAAGATATTGGACTCATGGAACATACGACAGGTTTCATGACAGCACGAGAGGTTATGGAATATGTTGGAACCAGTATTTTTAGAAAAATTAAGAGCAAAGTTTGGGTTGATACTACTATAAAGAAAATAATATCAGAAAACTATCCACTCGCTATTATTACTGATTGTAGGTTTTCTAATGAAGTAGAACCTGTATTAAATGAAAAAGGGCTTGTTATTCGCTTAACAAGAGATCCATTCAACTCTATAGCTGAATCAGAAACAGCTTTGGATAGATGTCGTTATGATTGGTCAAGATTTAGCTTGGTAATAGATAATCACTCTATGAATATAGAAGATAAAAATAAAGAGATATTTAAATATATGCACCAAAAACATCTTTTACCAAGAGGATTAGTTTTTGTATGTGAAGATGGTAAGGTAATTACTCAATTTTGAGTTATACAATAACTAATAAATTATATAAGGAATAGAATGATAATAACCTATCTTAGAAGCTCTAGTTATGGTACTCATAATATGTGCGCCCAGCAGTACTATTTTGAATATGTTTTGGGTATGAGGTCTCCATCTAACAAAAAAGCCGACAAAGGCACTGTTGTTCATAAAGTCATGGAGATACTAGCCCATATTAAGTTAAACCAACAAAATAATATTAATAATTTTGAAGACGACATTATTGGCAAAGTAGATATCAATAAATATAACTTAAACATTATTATTGAAAAAGTATATAAATACTATACCTCTAAACTTAATCACCATGAATGGATAGTAAAAGACTATAAAGAATGTCATGAATGGGTTTATAAAGCATTAGCATATAATAAAGGTATGCTAGATCCCAGAAATCAAAACATAGTACAACCTGAGCAACATTTTGATATTGAAATAAAGAAACCGTGGGCAAAGTATAAATATGAAACAAAAGAAGGAGTATTAGAAGGTAATTTAGCTATCAAAGGAACTATAGATCTAATAACAAGAGTTGATGATAACACTTTTGAAATTGTAGACTATAAAACAGGTCGAAGGCTTGATTGGGCAACAGGAGAAGAAAAAACTCAAGCTAAGTTACAAAATGATCCTCAATTAAGAATGTATCATTATGCTATACAACATCTTTATCCAGAGATAGAGCATATTATGGTATCTATATATTTTATCAACGACGGAGGAGTATTCACAATTTGTTATGACAAATCAGATTTGCATAAAACAGAAATGATGCTCAAACAAAAATTTGAAATAATAAAAAATACCCACAAACCAGAATTGAATAAAAGTTGGAAATGTACAAAATTATGTCATTTTGGAAAAACTACATTTGAAAATACTAATATATTACCAATTGTAGAGTATAGAGATAATCAAATAACTCTAAAAGATAAGTGCATGACTAAGTGCGAACAAGTAAAGCATGATATGGATCTTCATGGACCGAATCACGTTCTTGACCAGTATCAGACTCCTGGCTATAGTATAGGACACTACAAAGCACCTGGGAGCACTGGATGAAAAATTATATACCACTCCACTGTCATTCAACATA